TTCATTTTCGAGAAGCTCGAAACATGACGACAGCAGTCGCGCCGGTAGCGGGAAGCCCGCCCGAAGAGAAATCGAAGACGCCGAAATTTGATGCCTTGAAAGGCAAGCAAAGGCGTTTCGTCGAAGAATACATGATCGACTTGAACGGCGGCGCAGCCGCGATCCGGGCCGGATACGCGGAAAGCGGCGCGTATGTCGAAGCCCATCGCCTGCTAAGAAATGCTAACATCGCCGAGGCAGTCGCCGAGCTTACCACGCAACGCACGGGACTAACGAAAGCGTGGATCGTCGACGAACTCGCGCAAGACGCCCGAACATCAATGGGCGATTTCGCGAGATGGACGGGCAACAGCGTCGACCTGAAAGACAGCGCCGAACTCCCCGAAGAGCTTCGGCGGCGCGTCAAGAAAATTACCCGAACTTGGGGGAAGTCGAACTCGCTCGCGATCGAAATCGCGGATCGTCAGGCGGCGCTTTTCAAGCTCGCCGAAGTTTTCCAATTGACGAAGATGCCAAGCGACAAGGGCGACACGTTCAACATTGAGCAAGCCGTTTTCGTTCGAACGCCTGTCGCCTCTCGCGAAGAGTGGGAAGAGCAGGCGCGCAAGATCGCCGAAGAGCGCGCGAAGATGGACAAGGGTCTTATCGAGGGTAAGGCGTTGTGACGCCTTGGGCTAAATTCAAATCACAGCAGACGACGAAGATCGTTCCGCCGAACGCGAAGGCCGAGGAAGCCAAGGCCGACGCGCTCAAGACCTATTACAAAACGCCGACAGGCGTCATCGTTCCCGAAGCATGGCGTCCGACCTTCATCCAAAATTTCTTGATGGCGTCGCCCGCGTTCGAAATGCTCGCGTGGGGAAATCGCGGCGGCGGCAAGTCGGATTGGCTTCTGGCGGATTTCTGCAACGATGTGGGCAAGGGCGCGAAAGGCGATTGGCGCGGTCTTATCCTTCGTCGCGAATACAAAGACCTCGCCGACATTGTTGAGCGTTCAAAAAAGCGCATTCCACAATTGATCCCCGGCGCGAAGTTTCATGCGAGCGCCGACGCGCTAGGCTGGACGTTTCCCGATGGCGCGAAGCTTCTGTTTCGTCACGCGAAGCGCCCCGAAGACATTTCGCAATACCTAGGGCAAGAGTGGCCGTGGCTGGGCTTCGACGAATTGTGCAACTGGCATGAGCCGGGCCTATACTTCGATATCATTTCTTGCGTGCGATCTTCGAACCCGCTGGTTCGTCCGCGCGTGCGATCGGCGACTAACCCTTGGGGGCCGGGCGCATGGTGGGTGAAAGAAAGGTTCATCGACGCAGGCGCGCAAATGCAAATGATCGATGAAGCGCGCGAAATCGATTTCGGCACGCATCGCGAGACGTTCAAAATTACGCGCACGCATGTTCGCTTGGACTTCCGCGACAACGATCACATGATGAAGGCCGATCCGTCATACCTCGCCCGCATCATGCCAAGCGACAAGGCCAAGCGCGCGGCGTGGATCGAAGGCCGATGGGATTTGTCGGTTGGCGGTTTCTTCTCTGGCGTATGGTCGAACGACACGCACGTCATCAAGCCGTTTCTTATCCCGTCACACTGGCGCGTCGATCGCGCGCATGATTGGGGAGCGGCGTCGCCGCATTGCACGATCTGGTTCGCGGAAAGCGACGGAAGCGACGTCGAAATAGATAAGGGCGTTTGGTATCGCTTCCCGCGCGGGACGCTGTTTTGCATCGCCGAAATCTATGGATGGAACGGCGAACCGAACAAAGGGCGTCGCGACACTGACGGCGAAATCGCGCGCGACATTAAAGCGATGGATCGAACGGTTCAGAACGTTCACGGCGTCCGCGTCATGCGCGGGCCTGCCGATACGCAAATCTTTAACGCGCCCCAAGGCAAGGCGATTATCGACACGTATCGAAGCGAGCTTGTCGACTTCGACGAAGCCGACAAATCGCCGGGCTCGCGCATCACTGGCGCGAAGAATGTGATCGATAGAATGGTTTCATCCGAAGCCTTCGGCGAGGGCAATCCGATGGAAGCGCCGGGCCTGTTCGTGTTCTCCACCTGTAAGCACATCATACGAACGGTTCCGAAGCTGCAGCGCGACGAAAAGAAACCCGACGACGTTGACAGCGACGGGGAAGATCACGCGTATGATCCCATTCGATATCGATGCCTTGCCGAGCGCAGAGGCTTGATGCTTGGAAAAATGTAGGGGGCTCGCATGCCGCACGAAATCGATTTCCGCTCGAAAGATTTTCTCTTCGATCCGCCCGACCTCGCGAAGCCTAAGCAACCTTTGGCGCGCAAATGAGGCTCGCCGTTCCCTTCGGGCTCTTGCTGGTAAGCGCGACACTGTATTCCCTTCTCGTGGGCTCGCTGTTTTTCGTCGCCGAAAGGTTCGAAGAATTAGAAGGGAAGCTCGCCGCTAGTCGGGGATGCCAATGCAAAACGGTTCCGTTCAAAGCGCCAAGCCGAAGCTTGCAAGACGAATTGTCGGCGTCATCGGTTTCAGCCTCGCCGGGCTCTGGCTTATCGCCGTCATGCTGAACATTGCGATCGCAACGGCGACGTTCGGAGCCGCTGATTTATGGTCCGTTCTAGAGCCGCCATTTTCCTGAATTCGTCCCGACTTGAGAGGATGAAACGGGCGCGATCCCTCACGCGCCTTCACTAAACGAAGCGGCGGCGGGCGTTCGTCGCCGCTTCGCATTTGTCGGGCCGGTTTGCGAGCCGGGCGAAACAGCCTAACCCCTGTCAGCTAAACCTTGCAGGGCGCGCGCATGGCCGAAGTCAAATCGACATTGAAAGACCCGAAGACCCGATCGGCTTACGCCGACATGATGGTTTCGCGCTGGGCGTTGGCCGACGCGCTGATGGGTGGATCAGAGGCGATGCGGGATGCGGGAAGCGAATTCCTGCCGCAGCACAAAAACGAAGACGATGAAGAATACGCGAAGCGCCTCTCGCGATCGTTTCTCTTGCCCGTCTTCGCGCAGTCGGTCGAGAACCTGACGGACACCGTCTTTAGCTCGCCGATGAAATGGTCGGACAAGATCGACGACGACTTGCAAGACATGCTCGCCGAAGTGGACGTCGAAGGAAACGACATTCAACATTTCGCAAAACAAATGCTCGCGCTCGCGATGGCGAAAGGCGAAGTCTATGTGATTTGCGACGCGCCGGAATTGCCGAAGCCGACCGAGGAAGGCAAGCCGATTTCGCTCGCTGATGTACGGCGCACGATCGGCGGCGGTCGTCCTTACCTCTCGCTTATCAGCGCCGATAATATGCTCGACTTCAAAGTGACGAAGCGCGGCGGTCGCGTGTTCTGCACATACGCGCGATGGTATGAAACCGAGTGGATCGAAGCCGAGGAAGACTTCGGCGATTACATGGTCGAACGCGTCTTCGAGTGGCGTATCGAAGACGGCGTCGCCGTGTGGCGGCGATATGAGCGCGACGACGGAGCCGAAACATGGTCGGACGCCGAAGGCTTTCTCGATATCGCATGGGAGGGCAAACCGATTTTGCCGATCACCCGATATCGGATCGGCAACGTCGACAGTTATGGCCGCTTGCTTCCGCCGCTGAACGGGCTCGCCGAAAAGAACGTTGAACACTGGCAGTCGTCATCCGATCAACGCGCCATCCTCACCGTGTCGCGCTTCCCCATGCTTGGCGGCGCTGGCGTCGACAGCGACGAACTGGCGAAAGGGGCTGACGGGAAAAACGTCATCGGGCCTAACGTCACAATGTTTTCGCGCGATGCACAGTCGAAGTTTTATTATATCGAGCCGCAGGGAACGGCGATCGCGGCGGGCGAGAAAGACCTAGACCGGCTCGAAAAGGATATGTCGATTTTGGCATATCAACCGCTGATGCGGCAACAGGCAGGCGTGACGGCGACGAAGGATGCGCTTGGACAGAACAAGGCGAACTCTTCCCTTCAATCATGGTCTATCGCGCTTGGCCTTGCGCTCGATATCGCGGTCGAATTCCTGTCGATCTGGAAACGTCGCGAGCCGCCCGAAACGAGCTTCGCGCCTAACACGGAATTCGGCATCAACACGGTCGATCAGGTTCGCGTCACGGCGCTGCAGGGCATGCGCAACGGCGGCGACCTGTCTCGCCCTTCCTTCATCAGACAAATGCAGAGCGAAGGAATTCTCGACGGCGACTTCGACGCCGAGGCGAACGAAGCCGAGCTAGAGGCGGAAGGGCCTGCGATCACAACCGACCCGCTTACCGGCCTGCCCGTCACGGTTCCGGGCATGCCGAATATGGACCCGCCTATTCCCCCTGACGCCGAAAGCGAGGCCGCATGAAACCCGCGACCAAGACGCCGACGCCGCCGCTTGAACTCTCGAAGCCGCTAACGCCGAAAGAGCGGATGAAGATCGAAAACGAAGAGGCCGCGCGACGCGCCAGCGTGGCCGCTGATGCGGCTCGCGCTGAAACGGTTGCGAAGGGGCCGGGCGTGTTCAGTCGCTTGCGTGAGGTTCTTCGAGGGCCTGACAAGAGCTTCGAGGGATTGAGCCGGGCCGCGCATGAAGCGATCGCGGAAACGAAGTCGATCAAATGGGTTTCGGCGAACGATATGTGCGAAGACCTTGAAAACCGCGTTATGCACAAGTTGAATGTACAGCACGGCGTGACGATCCGGTTTGTCGGATGCCATAGCGAAGACATGACGGCGCGATTGCTTATCCGAACCGACTGGCATTGGCGTCTAGCGATCAAGGGAACGACTTCATTCGGCGCGTGGCCTGCACCCTCACGCGACTAACCGAAGCGCATTGGGGGCAATCTGGAAAGGTTTTGAAGCTATGGGCGAACTCGTGTTTCTGGCGATCGGCGTTGTCGTGGGCGCGGCTTTCTATGCCGTCATCAGGCCGACGATCCGCAAGCTTTCGGGCGGAACGTTCTTCACCGAAGGCGAAGGCAAGCCGCCCGCGCCGGGCGCGTAATTCGTGGCACGTCGTCCGCGCTTATCACAATCAGACAGGGAAGCGCGCGAGGCGATCACACGAACGATCACTCGCGATCGCTACGCGTCTGATGTGAATGCGCGGGTCTTGCGCCTCTTGCTTGATCTTGAGCGAGACACGATCGCCAAGCTTGCCGACTTCGATCCGGCTGACGGAGCGAAGCGGCAAGCGAGGCTCAAGAAACTGAAAAAGGAAGTCGCGGAAGAAATCGCCGCGCGTTACGATCGCATCAGCAAGGAAGCGACGGGCGAGCTTCCCGAACTCGCGCGCGATGAAGCGCGATGGAAGCAAAAGAGCCTGCAAAAATCCGTCGACGCAACCGGGGCCGATGCATCGATCGCGCTCGCGCCGACGTCGGTTCTCGACGCGCTAGTCGATCAACCCGTCGTGCTTGGCGGCGTCGCCGCTTCATTTTGGGCGGCAGAGGGCCAAGCCCTGTCCGACAACTTCGCGCGGCAAATGCAAATCGGCGTCGCATCGGGCGAGAACATCGGGCAGCTAATCGCACGCGTTCGCGGCACGCGCGCGAAGAACTACACTGACGGCGTCATGGCCGTGTCGCGCCGCAACGCTGAAAGCCTTGTTCGAACATCCGTGACGTCGGTCGCCAACGAGGCGCAAATGGCCGTGTTCAGGCAGAACGCCGACGTCGTCGAAGGTCTGCAGCACGTCGCCGTGCTGGACAGCCGCACAACGCTGATATGTTCGGGTCGGCATGGCCTGACGTGGCGGCTCGATACGATGGAGCCGATCGGGCATTCGACGCCATTCCGTCAACCGGCTTTGCATTGGCGCTGTCGATCGATCATTTCGAGCGTGCTTGATCTTGAGAACCCGCCCGCCCTGTCGCCCGATTTCAATTCATACTTCGCGGGCCTGCCGGTCGCCGAACAAAACGAAGTCTTCGGCGTTGGCCGGGCCGCGCTCTTTCGCGAGGGGCGCATTTCGCAACGCGACTTGCTTTCGACGAACGGATCGCCGCTCACGCTCGCGCAACTTGTCGAACAGCATGGCGCACCGGCAAACCCGACAGCACGAACGCGCCGCATCCCGACGTCAGTCGCGACGCCGAAGCCGCCGAAGAAACCGAAGCCCCCCAAGGCATCGCCAGCGCCGACCGTGGCGCGTATCGAGCCGCTGGCGAACCGCGCCGAAATCCTTGCGTCGGATGCCGTGCGCAAGGTCGCGGATGGGCTCAAGATCACGCCCGACGCGCTTGTCGACATGATGGGCGACATGCTGGGCGAGGTAGGACAGGCGGCGGCGAACGCGGGCAAGATACGCGGCCAAGTCGGCGCGCTTATCGACGCGAAGACAAATCGCTTCGGCTTCACGTTCAGCATGCGCGGCGGCGATATCGAAATGATGGATCGCACATTCAAGCGGCAACCCGACGGAAGCTTCGAGGTTTATCACGCCTATCTTGCGATCAACAAAAACGCGCAAGGCGGCGGCTTTGGTCGATCGATCATGCGCGGATCGCTTGGCGTATACGACAAGATCGGCGTGAAGAAATTGGGCGTCACGGCGAACATTGATATCGGCGGTTATACGTGGGCGCGCTTTGGCTTCGGCACGAAGTCGATCGATGATTTTCGCGCGCAAGCTTTCGTCGGGCTTCGTCGTCTGCAAATCGCGGGGAAGATCGATCAAGTCGAATTCGATAAATTCAACGCGTTCGTAAACAGGCAGAGCGACCCCGCTCGATTGCCGTATGAGTTTTCGTCGCTCACCACGGCGAGCGGTTTCAAGGCGGGCAAAGAGGCTTTGCTAAATCGAAATTGGAGCGGCTTCGTTGATCTGAAAGACCCGAAGCATCGCGCCCTTTTCGAAACCCAAATCGCGAAGGAAGCGAAGTAATGGCGACGCCGCCGATCAAATACGTTCTCGACTATGAGGGCGAGCGCCCGGAGGGCGAGCTTGTCGACATGTCGGGCGCGATGGTCGACGAACTGGACGCCGTGACGCCTGAACAATTCGAGACGATCGACGAGGCGCTAAAGAGGCTTGACGACGAAGGCGTTTGACGAAAAGCGCGAAACACTTTCGAACCCTTTGATCGCCCGGAAGCCGGGCCAATCAGATGGGAAGCCCAAATGACACTAGCGCAATTGCTCGCCGCCCTTGGCCTGACGTCTTCGGCGGAAATCGAGCAGGCGATTGGAAATTACGTCGAAGCCCAAACGTCGGGGCTCAAAAAGAACCGCGATCAACTCTTCAACGATAACAAAAAACTCAAAGAGCAAGTCGCCAAGCTTGGCGATCTGGACGTCGACGAACTCGCGACGGCGATCGAAGAGCTTGACCTTGATATGGCCGACGTCGTCGATCGCCTGAAACAGAAACCTTCGATCGACCCGAAGAACCCCGACGTCGCGAAGCAAATCGCCGACGCGGTCGCCGCAGCCGAAACCAAATTGCAGCGCAAGATATCCGCAGCCGAAAAGAAAGCAGCCGACGCCGACGCCGCGTTGCAGGCCGCGAACAAAGCGCGGATCGATGAGACGATCGAGCGATCGCTGACGGGCGAACTCGCGACGCAGAAAGGCAACGTCGATCTTCTCTTGCCGATGCTTCGCGGGCGCGTGAAGGGCGAAATCGGCGAGGATGGAAAAGTCTCGCTCACCGTGCTTGCGCCCAACGGCGACGAAATGCAGGCGGCAGGCGGGCAAGTCGCGACCGTGACGACGTTGGTCGAGACGATCAAGGCCGACGAACGCTTCGGCGCTGTCTTCGAGGCAGAGGGCGGCGGCTCTGGTTCGGGCGGCTCGAAGACCCGCACATCACCGGCAGGGAAGAACCCGTATATCAAGGGCTCGCCTAGCTACAGCCTCACCGAGCAAGCCGCATTGCGGCAGAAAAATCCCGCGCTCGCCGCTCAACTCAAAGCGGCGGCGGAACGCGCGGTCTAGTCCGAATAACCCCGCTCTTACATTAAGGCGAAACACCTTAAGAGCGGGAAGCACAAGGGCGGCGGGAAGCTCGCCGCCCGAAGACTTTCGAGCGCAAGGGGAGCCCTAGCGATCACCCGTCACGCCCCGGTTAGGGCGCTTTCGTTTGAAACGCTTTTGGAGCTTCGAAGCACATGGCTATTACCGCTCTTGCCGATCTGGTTTACGGCGCTGAATATACCGAATACGCGATGGAAAAAGCGATCGAGCTTAACGCGTTCATCGCGTCGGGCATCGCTCAACAGAACCCGAACCTTGACGCGCTCGCCGCTGGTCAAGGCGGCGTGTACCTTCTGCCGTTCTTCAAACAACTGGCGAACGACGAAGCCAACATTTCGACCGACAACGATGCGACGATCGGCGTCGCGAAGAAGATCACCACGGGCAAGCAGAAAGCCCGGCTCCACATGTATAACCAGATTTGGGGCAGCGCCGACCTGACGACTGCGATGATCGCTCGCGATCCGCTGACGGCGATCGCCGATCAGACTGCGCAGTATTGGGCGACGTGGTCGCAGAAAATGATGCTGTCGACGGCGCTTGGCGTGCTTGCCGATAACATCGCCAACGATAGCGGCGACATGATCGTCAACATCGCCACGAACAACGATGCGGCGGTCACGGCTGGCAACGCCCGCGACCTCAACGATAACACGTTGATCGACGCGGCGCAGACGATGGGCGATCACAAGCAAGACCTCGTCGCCATCGCCATGCATTCGGCGGCGCATGCCAAGCTTCAGAAGCGCGGCGCGCTGAAAGATCAGCACGACATGCAGACGGGACAACTTCTGTTTCAAACGTTCCAAGGCAAGCGCGTGATCGTCGACGACGGCATGCCGGTACTTGTCGAGAGCATCAACGACGGCGCGGGCGCTGCGAACAAAAACGTTTATGTTTCGATCGTGTTCGGCGCGGGCTGTTTCCAGCTTGGCACCGGAACGCCGAAGACGCCGACCGAAGTCGAACGCGCCGCCAAGGGCGGCAACGGCGGCGGCATCGAAGAGCTTGTCGAGCGTCGGCACCCGATCGTGCATCCGATGGGCTTCGAGTGGACGGAAGCGTCTGTCGCTGGTCTGTCGGCGACCCGCGCGGAACTCGCGACGGCGTCGAACTGGAACCGCGTGTATCAGCGGAAAAACATCAAGATGGCGTTCGTTAAGTCGCGCCTCGACTAATCACCCGCGACGGTCGACCCGGCGAGCGCCCATGCTCGCCGGGTCGTTATTTTGAAAGGGACAGGGATGAACGATCAAGACGCAAGCTTGCTGATGGAAGAGCGGAAGCTTCACTATCTGAACCGATCGGCATCCGCTCAAACGAAAGAGCAGCGCGCGGCGGTCGAAGCCGAATTCGTCGACGTCGTCGAATTCATGGTCGCCGAGACTTCAACCCTGTCCGCTCTGGTCAAAGCCCCTAAGCCGAAAGCGACAGCATCAAATAAAGAGCCGCGCGACGCAGCCGAAGCCGCTGCATCTTTTGGCGCGATTGCTGTCGCTCTTGCCGGGCTCCAAGCCTCCACGGTCGAAGAACTGAAAACGATCATCGGCGAAGCCGGGGCGCTGTTCGTCAAGCGCAACCCCGACGCGTCAACCGCCGACCTCGCCGCGTTGCTTGGCTTCGCGTCAGCCGCGCCAGCCGCGCCAGCATTCGAGGGCGAGGAATTCTTTCTCGCCGAGGAAGCCGGGGCCTATCAGAACCCGGATCAGTCGATCGTGAAATTCGCGATCGGCGATAAGCTCTTCATGAGCGCGGACGGGCTGATGCGCGTCGAGGCGTATATTCCCGACGACGCAACGTCGCTGAACTGGCAAGACATGTCGAAGCTTGCGAAGTCGCTGGGCTCTTCGGCGCGCTCGAAGGGCGCGGTCGAAGCCTTCGTCGCGGAGAAGCTAAAAGAGCGTCAAGAAATTATCGCCAACATTGCCGACCCTGAATAAACGATGTCGATCCCCGCGCTAATCGTCGAAGATGGAACGGGCCTAGCAAACGCCGACGCTTATTGCAGCGTCGCGTTTGTCCGAACCTATTTCCACGATCGCGGCGACGCTGTCTTCGCTTCCGAAAGCAACGATATTGTCACGACATGCATTCGGAAGGCGACGCAGTTTTTCGATATCGAGTGGGGGACGCGCGCGCGCGGGCTCCCAACCGAGCCCACGCAATCCCTCGTCTTCCCGCGTGACGCCGCCGATCTTCCGCCGAAGCTACTGCAGGCCGTTGCCGAACTCGCGAAGCTGGCATTCGCCGGGCCGCTCGCTGGCGTCGGCGCTCCCGTGCAATCGCCATCGGGCGCGAGCATCAAAAAGCTAAAGGCAGGTTCAGTCGAAATCGAATACGATGGCGGCATGAAAGCCGCGATCGAGCGCGACGCCGCCGATCGCTTTTACCTTGTCGAAAGGCTCGCCGCTTCCTTCCTTGGCGCGAAGACGATCAACGCAGGATCGTCTAGATGAAAAACAACGTTCTGCAATTCGCGCCCCGCCCGATCGATGATCGGCAGACACGGGGGACGCTGATTTGCGAGCTTTGCGGACACCGCGAACACGACGTCACGGTCCCTTGCGGGCGGAAGCATTTCGAATGTGCGAAATGCGGACGCATGAGCGCGGTTCGCGATGGGCCTGTCGTTCCCGAAGACGGCGTCGTCCGTCAGTCGTGCGCGACGTGTTCCGATCAAGCCTTCGTCGTGATGATCGACGCGCTGATGTGCGCGTCATGCGGGACAATCCACAAAGAGCATTGGAACGGGGCGGCATAGACCTTCCCGCGAAACAGCTTAAGCAACCTGAAACCCTTGCGGAGAAGATCACATGGCCTTGCAGTTTTCCGATGCTGTTCGCAACGCTCGCCTCGATGCGATCGAAACCGCGATCGGCGTTAGCGCGATCCTCGAAATCCGTTCGGGCACGGTTCCCGCCAACTGCGCAACCTTGCGAACCGGAACTGTCGGCGTGACGATGAACCTTCCGTCTGACTATCTGGCCGCAGCGTCGGGCGGGACGAAAGCCAAAGTCGGAACATGGGAAGACACGCTCGCGGATGCGTCGATCACCGCAGGTTATTTTACGATCTACGCTTCGAACGGCACGACGGTTCACGCGCAAGGAACCGTGACGGCGACGGGCGGCGGCGGCGACCTGCAATTGACGACGACGACGATCGTCATCAACCAACCCGTCACCGTTACGACGTTCACGATCACCGAAGGCAACGGCTAACCCTCCCAATGATGGAAGGGGCCGACGCTGTCCCTGTTAGGCGCTCTTCCGAAGTTGATCGCCGACGCGATGGGGCAAAGCCTCTTCCGTTCGGCGACGCTTCACGCGAAAGCGCCGCGATCGTCTGACGGTCGCGGCGGCTGGACAGGTGGCGGCGCAATCCGCCTCCCTTGCCGCGCGCTTGTCGTCGAATTCACCGATCGTCAGCGTGCGGACGGCGGGCTTCCGTCATCCGAACGAAACGCGCTTATTCTCGCCGCGACCGTCACGCAAAAACCGGAAGCGGGCGACGTGCTGGTTCTCGACGGCAAGGCGTGGGCAATCCTGTCCGTTCGATCCGATCCGGCGAATGCGCAATACGAAGCGCGCGCGACACGCGCGCCGATGCCATCAGGCGACACGACAGCGCCGAACGTTTCAAGCTTGCTCGATGGCGTTCCGGCGACGATCGGTGGCGCGATGGGGGCGACGCTTTTCGAAGACGCGATCTTTTACAGCGCGACGGAGCGCGTCGCGGATGGCCGGGGCGGCACGGTCGCAACCTACGCGGAAATTTCCTGCAAGGCGTTGATCGTCGATTATACGGATTTCCAACGCGGCGTTGACGATATCCCCGCGAAGGATCGGCGCGCGATGATCCTCGCCGTGACGATCCCCGGAAGAGCGCCGGAAGGGGGCGACATTCTCGTTATCGATGGCAAGGCGTGGACGTTCGTCGAAGTGATGAGCGATACGGCTGGCGCGACCTTCGACGGGCGGGCGACGCCGGGCGCGATCCCGACAATCGGTCGAACGGGCTCGCTAGCGGTCACGCTGGGCGGCGCGACCCTTACCGCGATCGGGCGGGCGACGATCCTTTCGACTGGCGCTGTCACGCTGGCCGGGGCGTCGCTGGCCGGGGCAGGATCGCCGAAAATCGAAGGCGATTCGGTTGTCGCCTTGGCCGGGGCGTCGCTGGCGAGCCTAGGGAGCCCCGTCATAGGGGGCGCGGCGACTTTGGCGCTCAGTGGCGCAACTCTGGCCGGAACCGCATCCCCGACGATCCTAGGCGTTTCTGCGCCTATCTTGGCCGGGGCGGCTTCGGTCGGCGACGGATATCAGCGCAACGCGGGCGCTCTGGCGATCACCCTCGCCGGGGCGACTGTATCCGGGGGCGCGGCGGGCTCCGCCTTGGCAAGCGCCGCGATCACCCTCGCCGGGGCAGGCGTGGCCGCTGATGGGTATCAGCGGAACGCCGGGGCGCTGACTGCCTCGCTCGTCGCAAGCTCCCTGACGGGCTCTGGATCGCCAAGGATCGTCGGCGCTGGGGCGGCATCCCTCGCGGGCGCGATCGTGGCCGGGGCGGGCTACCAACGAAACGCAGGCGCGGGGGCCTTCACCCTCGCCAGCGCGTCGATCGCGGCGGTGGGCTCGCCGGTTGTGGCGGGCGCGCTGGCGCAAACCCTCGCCGGGCCGACCGTGGCCGGGGCGGGCTATCAGCGGAACGTGGGCGCGACGGCTGTCACGCTTGCCGGGGCGAGTGTCGTCGCTACAGGAACGCCAAGGATCGTCGGCGCGGGCGCGGCGACGCTGGCGACGTCGACGGTCGCTGGCGCGGGCTATCAGCGGAACGCGGGCGCGGCATCGATCACGCTCGCCAGCGCGACGCTATTCGCAAGCTCTTCGAGCAGCGTTCAAGGGTCGGGGGCGATCACGCTTGACCATGCGATCGCACAATCGAACGGAACCATTACGAACCCCGGTCAATTGTCGGCGACGCTTGTCGGCGGAACGCTTATCGCGGACGGCTACCAACGGAACGCGGGCGCGCTCGCAATCACCGCAGCGGGCGCAACCGTCGCCGCAGCCGGATCGCCTCGCATCGTTGGCGCGGGCGCGTCGACGCTGGTCGGGGCGACCGTGGCCGGGGCGGGCTATCAGCGCAACGCGGGCGCGCTCGCAAGCTCGCTGACGCCTTCGACGATGACGGGCGCGGGCTCGCCCATCGTGACGGGCGCAGTCGCGGCGACGCTGACGGCGTCAGCAGTCGCGGGCGCGGGCTATCAGCGGAACATCGGCGCGCTTGCAATCACCCTCGACAGCGCGACGCTTGTCGCAAGCTCTTCGGGCGTTCTTCAGGGCGCGGGGGCCGTAACGCTCGCCGGGGATAGCGTCGCGGGGGCCGGGTATCAGCGCAACGCAGGCGCGGGCGCTGCAACGCTAACGAGCGCAACCGTAACCGGGGCGGGCTCGCCGGTTGTCACTGGCGCTTCGGCTTCGACGCTCACGCCTTCGACCATCACGGCAGACGGCTATCAGCGCAACGCGGGCGCGCTCGCGCAAACGATGGCGGGCGCGACAGTGGCGGGCGCAGGATCGCCGCGCATCGTCGCCACGCTGGCGCCATCGCTCGTCGGGGCTTCGGTCGTCGGCGAGGGCTATCAGCGCAACGCAGGCGCGGGCGCGATGACGGTCGCAGTCGGCTCCCTGTCCGCTACAGGAACGCCAACGATCCAAGGGGCGGGCGCTGCAACGTTGGCGGGGCCGACCGTCGCCGCCGATGGATACCAACGCAACGCGGGCGATCTTGCGATAACCGCAGCGGACGCGACCGTATCAGCGTCGGGAACGGTCAACGCGGTCGCGAACACTGGCGCGCTTGCGGTCACGCTTGCGGACGCAACCGTCAGCGCGCGGGCGGTCAAATCAACGATATCTTATGTCGGCGGCAAGACCGGAACCGTCACGCCTTCGACGGCGACGAATACCGACGTCCCGCTTAGCAGCGGCTTCAATGGCGGCGTGGGCGGCGCGAACGCTGGCGTTCAGGCTGGCGACTTCGTTGTCGTCGTCTATGGCGTCGGCGTCTCTGGTTCGCAAACGCTTGCGATCACCGACCCGAGTGCGGTCGCTTATACGGTTGTCAGCGGAGCGCAGCGCAACGGCTCTGACAATAACGACGCTATGCTTCTCATGGGCTACAAATTTATGCCCGCGACGCCTGATGCAAACGTCAGGCTCAACGCTACAGGCGCAGCCGCGAACGGCGGCGCGTATGCGATCCACGTATACAGGGAGGTAAACCCCGAAACGCCGATGGAAGTCGCCGCGACGTTTGCGGTCGGCAACAACACATCGCGCCCGAACCCGCCCGCAATCACGCCGGTTACGCGCGGTTCCGTTGTCGTCGTCGGCACGGCTGGCGCAGCCGCAACCGGCGCGAACTTCACCTTCGCAAGCTCGACGAACTTGCTTCAGTCAATCGGCGTCGCGACAGTCGACGGACAGGCGTCGATTGCTACATACGCTTGGACGTCTGGCGCGCTCGACCCTGCCGCGTCTTCGACAGGATCGTCGGCGACGGCAGACAGTTGGGCGGCGATCACGATGGCGCTTCGGAGGGCGTAAGCATGGCGCGTGGGCCGAGGGTTTATTTCGATATCAAGCTCGCGAACGATCTTGTTCGCAGGGCAGCGGTTCGCGGCGTTCGCGCGACGACGATCGAAGCCCTTCGCATCGTTCAAACCGATATCCTTTCGAGCGACCCGAAGCGATCGGGCAAGCTATACAAACGCGGCAAGAAAAAACTTCATCAGGCGTCCGCGCCGGGCGAGGCTCCCGCACCGGACACGGCGCAGCTTCGCAACATGACAAAGGTCGAATTCCTGTCCGACGTTGTTTCGGGTTACGCGCTTGGCAAGGTCGTTAACAACCTCGAAAAAGCGGCGGCGCTTGAACTTGGGACCGACAAGATCGCGCCGCGCCCGTGGATTTCCCGCCTGCTAACCGCAGAAAACACGGCGCGTCTTAAGGCGGTTTTCGCGAGCAAAACGCGGCTCTAGCAAATCGGCGAAACACCTTAGAAGCGCATCAGGCTTAGAGGCTTCGCAATGTCTATGGACGCATCAGCGGGAATTAGGTCGCGCCTCGCTGGCAACGCGCCCCTGTGCGCGTTGCTCGCCGTTTACGGCGGCGTTCCCGCGATCCTCACCGAACCATTGCCCGCCGATTACGAAGTCGAAGCGAAGCCGTCGATCATCGTCGGGGAACCGATCTTGAACGATGCGGATGACACCTACACGAACAACGGGCGCGACATTCAATTGCGCGCAAGAATTTATTCGAAGCACAACGGATCGTCGATCGCGATCAATGCTGTCGCGGAAGCCGCGCGCGCGTTGCTGCACAACTGGACGACGGCAAGCTTTCCGGGCGGAAGTTTGTTGGCGTCCTTTGTGTCGGGGCCGGTCGCCGGGCCGACGTCTGACCCTTCGATCGAGGGTCGTATCTTGACCGTGTCCCTCAAAATCAAGGAAGCCTGAACATGGCCGTTTCACTACCGAGCAACACCGCATTTTCGATGCGAACCGCAACCGGGCCCGACGTCTACACCGAAATTCCGGGCGTCTTCGAATTCAATCCGGGCGAGCGCGCCGCCGACGTCATCGATACGACGGACTTCGACAGCGCGAACAATAGCGAAGAAAGCGAAGCCGGAATTATCCGCGCGTCGAATGGTTCGTTCTCGTTCAATTGGGAGCCGGGCCAAGTCACGCAAGAACTCGTCCGCGCCGCGAAGGGAACGGTCAAGCGTTTTCGCGCTGTCGACGGAACTTGGCAGTCGACTTTCGACGCGCTCATTCTTGGCGTTTCGAACCCGCGTTCGGTCGGCACGAAACTGGTTTGCACCGTGACGATCAAGTTGTCGGGCGACATTACCGAAGTCGTCGTCCCATAACATGCTGGTCGCGCTCAAGAGGGAACTGGCGAACGTTGACGTCGACGACGAACCGTCGACGCCAACGTTCAAGATCAAAGACCCGAACGCGGGTATCGTGTCGCTGCATCACAACGGCTTGACGGTTGATCTTCTATTCAACTGGAAAGTCGTGTCGCTATTGCAGCGCGATTTCGGCAAGCCCGGATATCTTCGCAAGGTCGCGACCTACCTCGAAGAGCGCGACGTTGACGGGCTCGCCGATCTTATCAGCCGGGCAACAGGACGCGACACAAAGCGGCGCGGAAATTCGGCGATGCCTGTCGAAGACGTTCTCGAATGGTCGCCGCCGATCGTCTCGACGACGGAGGCGCTGAACAAGGCTTGGCTTCTCGCCCTGTTCGGTCCCGGCATGCGCCCCGAAACGGAGGCAGGCAATAAACCGAGTGAGGGAAAGTTGAAGCGAATGGCGACTTCCTTGAAGTCGCTCTTCAAGAGGCGCTTAGAGCAGGGGTAGGGTGGGAAGAATTTTGGGAAATGACGCCATACGCGACGCTCAAGATTATCGAAGGGTATCGCGAACGTTTATACGATCAACGCGACACGGCGACGGTCGCGGCTTATCAAGGCGAGTATCTGGCGCGCGTTAAGAACATGCCGAACATTGAAGAGCTTCTGGTTAACAGGAAGGGCAGGGAACTTCGACAGCAGTCGCCGACCGAAATTTCGATGAACATAAAAGCTTGGCTTTATAGCAGCGGCCACACGATCAAAGTCGTTCCGAAAGAGGAAATGAACTAATGACCGGACGGGTCAACATCGGCGGCGTTGAAATCGACATTCGGGCCGATGGTTCGTTGCTTGTCGCCGATCTGCAGCGCGCCGAAGCGCAGGCCAGAGCCTTCGCGAATTCCGCGTCGGCGAGCATGGGCGCGGTCGGAAATTCCATCGGCGGTCTGATGCAAAACGTGAAGCTCTTAAGCACGTCGCTTTTGACGCTTGGCGTTGGCGCGGGTTTCGTATCCAGCATCAAGCTTTTGGCCGACTTCGGACAGACGATGTCGACCGTCAAGGCGATCACTGGCGCAACGGGCAGGGAATTCGACGCGCTCGAAGACAAGGCGAAAGCCCTCGGCGCGACGACGCGGTTCAGCGCGACGCAGGCAGCGGACGGCATGGCGCTTCTAGGGCAGGCCGGTTTCACGACGAATGAAATCATAGAGGCGATCGGGCCGACGCTTGATCTTGCGCAGGCGGGCGGGCTGGGGCTCGCGCAGGCGGCGGAAATTTCAAGCAGCACGCTTCGCGGCTTTGGGCTCGAAGTCAGTCAGACGGCGCGCGTGATGGACGTTCTCGCGAAGGCGTCCGTCATTTCAAACGCCGACGTTTCGTCGCTGGGCGAGGCGATGAAGTTTGCCGCGCCTACCGCGAAGGCGCTTGGCATTGGACTTGAGGAGGCGACAGCGGCAATCGCCAAGCTCGCCGATGCGGGCCTGACAGGCGGTCTAGGCGGTCGCGGCTTTCAATCGGTAGCGACGCAGCTTGTTTCGCAGCGCGACAAGATCAAGGCGCTGATCGGCGATTATGATCTAGCGACCGATGGGATTTCTGGCGTCATTCGAAAGCTAACTGATGCGGGCATCACAACGGATCAAGTCATCGATATTTTTCGCGGCGAAAACCTCGACGTTTTTTCGGTCCTGCAGGAAGCATCGCGCGAAGCCGGGAAGGGCATAGACGCCTACACGGTCGCGCTAAAGAATTCCGAAGGCACGTCACGCGACATTGCGAAAGTGATGGACGAAAACTTAAACGGCGCGATCCTGCAAGCGTCGTCTTCGTTCGAAGCTCTTGTGCTGGCGATCGGCGAGGCTGGCGCGACCGAAATCCTGATCGGAATTTTCCGCACGCTTGGCGACACGCTGTCATGGGTAGCCGATCTGGTCGCCAGTCTGACCAATACCGTTTCCGACGATATCGTCGGCATGGTGGACAAGGCCGAAGCCGCTATCGATAAAATGGTTACCGCGCAAAACAAGATCGTTAGCGATATCGCCGACCTTACGATCGCAAACGAAACCCTCAACAAAGCAATCAAGGATGGCGGGGAAGCCGCGATCATCGCTGCGCAACAGGACGTCGACGCGATCAACACCCGCATCGTGAAAAACAAGGAACTTCTGAACGTTCTTCGCGCGCAAGCTCAAATGGATTTGAGGGACGCGGAAGACAAGCGCGCTCAAGCAGAGAAGCCCGGCGACGAACTTGATCGCCTTCTTTTCAACGTCCCGCAATCCGCCCCGAAGAAAGTCACTTACCCCGCTGGACTGTTGAGCAAAGACAGCCCCGAATTTAGTCGCGTCGAACCCGGTCGCGTTCCGAAGAACGATGCCGTCCTGTTCGGCAGGACGACGGCGGGCGCGGTCAACTTCCGCAGCGCGTTAAATCCTGACGGGACCATTAGCGCCGAAGGCGGAAGGCGTATCGAAGGCGCATACGGCACGCGCGAAAATCAGCTTGCCAATGCCAAGGCCGCTATCGATGAGCAATTGAAGCAGCGAATTCCGCTGACGGATACGCAGCGATTGCTGCAAGATTACATATTGGCGAAGACGCTAACGGAAGCAGATATCAAGCGCGCGCTCGACACGCTGGAAGCGATCGACGTCGCTGTCGCTGGCGAAACAGCCGTTGTCCTTCCGGGCAAAGACGGCGACCCGCCAAAGAAAACGACGCCACCGCCGGGCGGCGGCGGCAGGCCGAAAAAAGAGGCGCTTGATTTCCCGATTTACACATCGGCGCTCGAAGATTATCGGGCCGCGATCGAAGCCGTCAACGATGCGGTTGGAACCGAGGAAGAGAAATCGCGTGGGCGTCTCGCGGCGTTGATCGCGTATAACGACGCCGTCGAAGACAGCCTGCTAGTCTTGAACGAACTTGCCGCGCTGAACGCGAACGGCGATCTGCTACCGGATCAGAACCGGGTCATTCAGAAAATTTTGGACGATCAATTACAGGCGCAACTGAAAGACAGCGTCGACGCGCGCCTAGATTTTTCGGACAGCGATGCAGCATACGACGCATCCGTCGCCGACGCCGATGCGCGCTTGGCCGCGATGGCCGCTTCGACCGATCCGAAGAACAAGCCCGAAGGATATTGGGACGGCTATTCGGAAGACGTGAAGAACGCGACGAAGCGCGGGCTCTATGACGCGATCATGACCGGCGACTATGGCGACCTACTCGAAAACGTTATCGGGGATGCGGCGGCGGATGGACTTTCGCGCGCGGTCGATCAAATGGTCGATCTTCTCTTCGACCTTCTGACGGACGCCGACGTCTGGAAGAGCGTATTCGGCGGGGAGGGCGTTGGCGATTTCAGCGAAGTGATTTCAGGCATCGCCGGTTTCTTCGGCTTGAGTGGCGGCAAAGCTTCGGGCGGCGACGTGAGGGGCGGCAGGGCGTATCGCGTCGGCGAGCTTGGCGCGGAATTGTTCGTGCCGAAAACTGACGGATACATCATTCCGAACAAGACGGGCGCGATGACTTCCGACGACAGCGGCGGGCGCGAAGCGATCCAGATTGGGGACACGGTTATCAACGTCGGAAGCATGGGCGGCGGCGTCACGATCGAACAACTAGAGCGCACGCTTGCGGCTCACCGTCGCGAGCTTCCGCACGCGATCGACGCTCGCATCGCAAACCGTCGCCTAGTGGGGGCTTACTAAATGAGCGCGGGCGAATTCATCATCACGGACAAACTGAAAGCGATCGTCTGGCCCTCGCCTTCGGAGCGGCAGACAGCTTACGCCATGCGCGGCGGCAATGACGACGTCATCACGCTAGGCCGTCCCTATTGGGGGCCGATAAGTTTCGTTTATGAAAACCTAGACGCGACGACGTATCGAAGCCTGACGGCTTGGCTTGCCCGGCGCAAAGGCTCGCGCGTGAGCTTCACGGCGGCGCGCATTTCGCGGCGTCGCCCATTGCTCGCCCCGAACATGACCAACGCGGGGCTAGGCGTTGCGTCTGTAAGCATTGCAGCCGGAACCGTGAACCTTACCGGCCTAGGCTCGAATACCCTCTCACCGGGCGACATGGTCGGTTTCTCGACAACGGCAAGCGGCTATTGGCTTGGCGAAATTCTCGCGACAGCGGTCCCGTCAGGCGGCGCGGCGACTGTGTCCGTCTGGCCTTATCCACAAACCCCGCACGCGACGCCAAACGTCAGGCTCTTCGAGGCGCTGGGCGAATTCAAACTTGCTTCCCTACCCCGAAACAGTGAACGAGCGGAGGGGCGCGCAAGCGTTTCATTCGATGCCGTTCAAGTTGTCAGGTAGGGATGCCGCAGCCTCTAACGACAGAAGTCAGGAACGCAGCAGCCGCGCGGGAAAAAGCTTCCGCGTGGTTCTTCGAACTGTTCTGCGATGAAGGGACTTTGCGCGCATGGGATCAGAATGAAACGATCACATTCGACGGGCAGACTTATGAGCCGATCGGCACGACGGGCAGGATCGAAGGCGAAATCCGATCAAGCTCTAACCTAGTCGCCGAGCCGCTGATTTTGGTTCTCGAAGGAAGCAAGCAATTCGACGACGCAAGCTTCGTCGGGCGCATCCTCGACCGAAGCTGGCATCGTCGCGAAATCCGCGTTCGGCAAGTCTTGTTCAATGTCTCGACGAACTTCGTCACCGCGATCGGGACGGCGTTCGATTGGCTGGGCCACATGGACACGATCCAAGCGCCGCTTGGCGTCGACGTCGAACCCAACGTCGTCATGACTTGCTATTCGGGAACCTTTCTCGCGCGCTCGCGCACACTCCGCACCGTGTCCGATATCGATCAAAAGATGCGCGACCCGACTGACGGCAGCTTCAAAAATATCGCGCTCAAACCTAGGCAGGATATTCCGTTTGGAACCGCGTGGACAACCGTTCCGGGCATGCAGACAGGCGGCGATGGTCAGGTAGTCGTGGGCGGAAACAGATATAATCCGAACGAGGCCGCGCGATGAGCCGCGTGCAGGGATGGGAGCAAGCCCTAGTCCGTTGCACGATCGCGAAGATGCGCGAGCCGTGGCGCTGGGGCTGGCATGATTGCGCGATCTTCGCAGCCGATTGCATTCTCGCCGTCACGGGCGACGACATGGCCGAAGACTTTCGCGGGCAGTATGAAACAGAAAGCGAGGCTTGGCATTTTCTCGCCTCGCTTGGATACGAAGACCTAGGGCAACTCGCGTCGGCGCGACTTCCCGAAATCAAGCCGCGCGACATGCAGCGCGGCGACGTCGCCTTGGCAAAGGGCGAGCTTGGCGACTTTCTCGCGATCTGTGATGGGGCGACGATCATCGGGCCGGTCGCGCCGCGCGGAATTCGTCATTCGCCGATAAGCATCGCAATGCGCGCATGGAAGGTCGGATAAATGCCGCAGGCAATTCCCGCGCTTATTTCGCTCGCGCTTCATGCGGTTCACGGCATCGCATGGGTGAACCAACTCGCGCAAATGATGACGCTCGCAACGGTCTTGCAGGGCATCGATGCCGTCGTCAAAAACAACTCGAAGGTCAAAGATCAGGGCGGGCTAATCAATCTTGAGCTAAACCCCGCGCCGCCGCGTCGCCTTATTATCGGAAAGCGCGCGGTCGGCGGGACGCTTGTCGATTGGTATCTAGGTTCAACAAATAACACGAAACTTTACCTCCCGGTCTACCTAAGCGAAGGGCCGTGCGGAACGATTACGAAGGTTTGGGCGGGCGGTCGCGTTGTCTGGTCGACGCCGCTTGTTCATGGCGTGCGAACTGCGATCCCTGATTTCCGTTCGGGCGGCGATCGCGTTTGGCTGACCTATTACGATGGGCGCGTCGGGCAGACTGCGGACCCTTCGCTAGTGACCTATTCGGCGGGCGATTGGACGTCTGCGAACAAGATGACGGGATGCGCTTATGTCGTCGTCGAATTGCAATGGGACAGCGACAATCTTCGGTCGCCGCCGCAATTCGTTTTCGAGCATGAGGGCGCGAAGTTTTACGATCGGCGAAAAGACAGCACGGCGGGCGGGAGCGGATTGCATCGCCTGAACGATCCGACGACTTGGGAGCTTGGCGACGCCGAGGGCGTGAACCCGATGGTCGCGCTAGATCATTTCCAGCTAGGCCGCTTCTGGAACGGGCAGCGCGTCTTCGGTATCGGCATGCCGTCGAAGTTTGTTCCGTATGATAAATTCCTAGCGCAAGCCAATGTCTGCGATGAGAACGTCGCGCTGAAAGCGGGCGGGACGCAAAAGCGATACCGGGCTAACGGCATCATCACGGCGAACGAAGCTTGGGACGACGTCATCAAGCGCCATTGCACGGCGATGTGCGCGCAACCGGCTGACTTCGGCGGACGCGTTGGCGTGATCGGCATCGAGGCGCGCACGCCAGTCATGGAATTGCACGACGACGATCTTCCCGACATGGCATCGGAAACCTACACGCCGAAGCGAACCTTCGGAAATCTTGTCGGCGTCGTGCGGGGCAAATATCAGGAACCGGCTCAAGTCTATCAGCCCATCCCTTACGCCGAAGTTTCCGACCCGGTATGGAATACGCAAGACGGGGCCGAGCCTCGCGAATTCACTTTCGATCTGGACTTCGAGACGAACAGCGAGCGGGCCGAAAGGCTCGCGACACTCAAGGCGAGGTATGAGCGGCGGCAGGGAACGCTGACGGGTATTTATCCTTATCACACGATCGAACTAGAGCGCGGCGATTGGTTCGTCAGGACGGGCGAGGCGGGCTCGCGCTTCGGCGTCACGGGCAAGACCTTCGAAGTGATGGAGCGCGTTTTCGATCCCGTGACTTTCACGGTCACGATCAACGCGCAGGAAGTCGACCCGTCAGACAGCGCATGGAGCCAAAGCCTCGCAGCCGATCCGCCGCCCGTGCCGATTAGCGGGACCGCAACCCTGTCCGCTGTTCAGGTTCCCGCGATTACCGTCACCGCGATTTCTTTGACCGGAACGCTTTCATCCGTTCCCGCGCTTCGCATCGCGTGGACAGCGCCGACCGATCCGCGCGTTCGCTTCCTTTATGTCGAAGTCGAAAACACTGACGGCACGACGCCGAAGACAGCGAAGACGATCGCGCTCCCAAGTGATGCGAACTTCATCGTCGTTTCGGAAGGCGTCGCCGATGGCGAGGAATACGGCGTGTCTGCGAAGTTTCTTTCGGACACCCTGCAATCCGAATGGTGCATCGCCGCGATCGTTTTCAGTAGCGGCGCTTTCGCAACCGGCGCGGCGTCTTCGGTCCCGTGGTCGGGCGTCACTGGCGCGGGAAAGCCTGCAGACAACGCGACGGTCGGCGGAACCTTCGGTATCGACGTGCGAGAAACGAGCGGGGGCGTTCTCGCAACTCTGGCCGCATTCAAAACGGCTCTAGGCCAAGCCGCGACGATCGTCGGGCAAGGCAACTTCGCAACCGTCAGCACTGTTGCGAACGGCAGCGCCTTCCTGACGGGCTTCGGCGGATTGTCGTCGCTTGGCTTCACAACCTTCGGGACGAACGTCAGGCGGGCAGACGGAACAACGATCGTGACGGACGCGCTCGCGATCACATCACTAGGGCAGGCCGCGTCGTTCGTCGGGCAGGCCGCGCTAGCCTCGCTCGCCTTCACGACGTTCGGCACGAACGTTCGCCGGGCCGACGGAACAACGATCGTGACGGACGCGCTCGCGATCACTTCACTAGGCCAAGCCGCGACCATTGTCGGGCAAGGAAACTTCGCCACGCAAAGCAGCGTCGCTTACGGCAGCGCGTTCCTAACCGGCTTCGGCTCGCTCGCCCCATTGGGCTTTACAACCTTCGGCACGAACGTTCGCCGCGCGGACGGAACAACGATCGTGACGGACGCGCTTGCGATCACGTCGCTTGGGCAGGCGGCAACGATCGCGGGGCAAGGCGACCTAGCAACGCAAAGCCTTGTGTCGAGCGCCCTGCTTGCGGCGGGCGTCGGCAAAAATGCGATGTACGATACGCGCTTCGCGCTCGACTTCGCGAACAACTTTCGCGGGCTCGCCGCGTCGGGAACGCCTACCTTCACAACCGCGACAAGCGCGGCGGGCGTCGAGTATCTTCAAGTCACCGGCGCGGGCGTTACGATCGGCAACACGATTTCGATCGATGACTATCCGCGTCGCACGCTCTTCCCGGTCAAGGCTGGCGAACGTGTCGAAGCTCACGGGCTCATTGGCGGCGCGAACTGTTCAGCGTTCTTTGCGCGCATAACTTGGCGCGATGCGGCGAGCGTATTTCTCAGCGTCTCGACGGGCTCTTCCGTTGCATCGCCGGGCGCGGGCGGCGGCGACGTTTCGACGTATACGAAGGTCGGAGTTATCGCGACAGCGCCAGCGAACGCCGTTTATGCGCAAGTCGAATTCATGGGGACGGCTTCAACAGCCGCGCCGCAAATCCGCGTGTCGCGCCCGTTCAAGACGCTGGCGAAAGCCGGGCAAACGGAATTCTCCGAATGGGGGCCGGGCATCGAAGCCGAAGTCGGGGCCGACGTCACGATCGCAAATCAGGCGGCGAGCTTCACAGGGCAGGCGGCGCTAGCAACTCTCGCGTTCACGACATTCGGAACGAACGTTCGCCGCGCTGACGGGACGACGATCGTCACGGATGCACTAGCGATTACATCGCTGGGCCAAGCAGCAACGATCGCGGGGCAGGGCAATTTCGCAACTCAGAGCAGCGTCGCTTATGGCAGCGCATTCCTGACAGGCTTCGGATCGCTTGCGCCTTTAGGTTTTACTACGTTCGGCACGAACGTTCGCCGCGCTGATGGAACAACTGTCGTGACAGACGCGCTCGCGATCACGTCGCTGGGGCAGGCGGCAACGATCGCAGGGCAAGGAAACTTCGCAACTCAAAACAGCGTGGCCTACGGAAGCGCATTCTTGACCGGCTTCGGATCGCTCGCGCCGTTGGGCTTTACAACCTTTGGCACGAACGTCCGCAGAGCAGACGGCACAACGGTAGTGACGGACGCGCTCGCGATTACATCGCTGGGCCAAGCAGCAACGATCGCGGGGCAGGGCAACTTCGCAACTCAGAGCAGCGTCGCTTATGGCAGCGCATTCCTGACCGGCTTCGGATCGCTCGCGCCTTTAGGCTTTACTACGTTTGGCACAAACGTTCGCCGCGCTGATGGAACAACTGTCGTGACAGACGCGCTCGCGATCACGTCGCTAGGCCAAGCCGCGTCGATCACCGGGCAGGGCGATCTTGCGCTAACAAACCGCGCGACACTCCCGTTTGGCAGCAACGCCGCACCGAATAGCGAGTTTCTTTCGACGGACGTATATCCCCCGCTTGGCTGGAGCGGCGGCGGCACAGGCAACACGACAGGCGTCACGTTCGCCGGGTCGTTAGTGACCGGAGGGCAGCGCCGGGCGATCAAGGCGGTGTTGACCGGAACCGTTGGCGCGGGCTCCACCTATTCAGATACGGCATACACGGGCGGTCACAGCAGCGGGATACTCGCAAACACGAAACGTTACGCGCTTCCCGTTGTGGCTGGTGACACGGTCGCAGCAAGCGCGCTCGTTACGAAAAACGCTTCCTCTTCGGCGGTTTTTGTAAACGTTGTGTGGGTCACTGATAGCGGCGCTTACATCAGCGAAGTTGCGGGCAACGGCGTGACGCAAAGCGTTAGCGGCGACAGCGGCAACCCCGCCGACTATGCGCTTTCGTCTCTTGTCGCGGTCGCACCGGCAAACGCGCGCTTCGCGATCATGTACGTCAGACAGTCGCCGATCGTCGGGCAGGTGAACCCGACAGCATGGTTTATGTCGCCGCTGATATCTCGAATTCAAACGGGGCAGACGGCGGTTCCCCCTTACACGCCGGGGGAGGTCGATCGACGCGCAAACGCGACAGCCGAAAACCAAGCGGCGACCATAGCGGGCCAAGGGGCATTCGCGACCGTCAGCAGCGTCGCCAATGGCAGCGCCTTCCTTACTGGCTTCGGCAGTCTTTCGTCGCTTGCCTTCACAAGCTTCGGCACAAACGTTCGCCGCGCTGACGGAACAACCATTGTGACGGACGCGCTCGCGATTACTTCACTAGGCCAAGCCGCGACCATTGTCGGGCAGGGGAACTTCGCTACACAAAGCAGCGTCGCATACGGTAGCGCGTTCCTTACGGGCTTCGGATCGCTCGCGCCTTTGGGCTTCACAAGCTTCGGCAACAACGTTCGGCGCGCTGACGGCGCAACCGTTGTGACGGATGCGGCGGCGATCACGTCACTAGGGCAAGCGGCGACGATCGCCGGGCAGGGCTCATTCGCGACACTAAGCAGCGTTGCGCGAACAAGCGGATTGCTGACGGACTTTGGATCGCTCGCGGGCCTTAGCAACGTGCTGGGCCTGCAAGCTGGATCGATCACGGGGCAGGGGTGGGGCGCAACGGCGAGCGAAGCCAACGCGTCGAACGCGCAAATTCCGCTTGGCGAAAACCTTCTCGTCAACACCGATTGGCAAGAGGGAATTGACGGATGGGCGCAAGGCTGGACAGGCGATAGCGGGCTTGGCGTAACTCAGGGCATGGCGCTCAGTGGGTGGACCGGCTTCGTAAGAACTAGCTACGTCACGATCGCGGGAACCCCGGCGATCAACACCGTCGCCGACAGCTTGACGCAAAAGACATACGCGAACCTCGCCGACTTGCGTCGATACTCGCCGCGCGTCAGGGTCGGCGATCGCTTGTGGGCCGGAAGCTATGCGGCGGGGCATCGTTGTCGTTGCGTTGTTATTGTTTGCTGGTTCGACGAAAACGGCGCGATCATTTCCAGCATTGAAGTCGGGCGAACAACTAGCGACAATACGCCGGGCGGCTTTGCAAACGGTCGCCTAGAAAACGCCGAGCGGATCGGCAGCTTTATAACCGTTCCCGCTTCTACCTGTTACATGCAGATCATTCACCGGCTGGTTTCGGTCGGCGGCGTCGCCGATCCTTATGCGTTCTTCGGTTTCCCGATGGTCGCAAAGGTTTCATCAATGCAAACCGTCGCGCCCGCATACGTGACGGGCAAGGCCGATCGATACGTCGACTACACGCCAGAAAATCAAGCGGCGTCTTTCAGCGGGCAAGCCGCGCTCGCAACGCTTTCGTTTGTTCAGCTTTCGTCGAACGTGCGCCTAGCAGACGGAACGACGATCGCCACAAACGCGCTGCTCGTTACTTCGCAAGGTCAAGCGGCGACGATCGCGGGGCAGGGCGCGCTTGCGACGAAAAGTCAGGTCGGGACCGGCGACTTCAACGTCGCAAGTCTTTCGGCGATCACCGCCACGATCGGCACGCTTCGAACGGCGATAAGCGGGCCGCGCGTCGAAATCAAAGACAACATTATCGAAGTCTATGACGCGAACCGTCTTCGCGTTCAGTTGGGCATCTGGACCTAGCCATGCCGCAGGGCCTTCGAATTATGGACGTCGACGGGAACGTGATCCTTGACACGAACGTCAGGGCCGGGCGCGTTTTGGGAAACGCCACGGTCGCGGCTGGCGTGGCCGGAAGCGTCAGCAATGCAGGGCTAGCAACCGGCTCGCCCTTCTGGATCTTTCAAACGACAGAAACGGGTTACTTCGCGCAATCCCCGACAATCACAGTCGCGGGAACTACCCTAAGTTGGGCCGCCGATAGCGATCGCGCGGGCTTCATAATTTACGGGGTATACTGATGCCAACCGGCTTGCGCATTTTGAACGACAACGGCGACATCGTCATCGATGAAGAATACCGAAGCTTTGTCCTAAAGCAAAAGGGCAGCGCGACGATGGGGTCGACCGATATCGGCGGAACCGCGACGATCTACACGGTCAACATCGTCGTCACGAATTGCACGACGCCAATGCTCGCGCTGAAATCGGCGAACTACGTTTCTGTTTTGGGCACAAGCATAAGCGGGCAAACCTACACGTTCACCGTTGCGTCGAACGTCGCAAGCTTCTCTTTCGATTGGTATGTCTTCGACGTGGCGACATTGCCCGCCGAAACTTTCGGGTTCGCCGTATACAACTCGACGGGGCAGCTTGTCTTTCACTCGTCAAACAAAGCGATGCGCGTCGTGCGAAGCGACGACGCGGGAACTGGAGGGACTAGCGGCATCGCTCTAACGGCGGGCCGCGTTTACGCGGTCATTCAAGGCGCGAACGGATGGCGCACGCGGAATTTCTTTCGAGCGCAGCAAGGGACTTACAAAGTCATTTCATATTGTGCGGGCCACAAATTTACGGGCGACACGATCTTTATCCCATATCCGACGATCGGTCTTGTCATGCCAGCGAGCGCGCCTCTGGCCGTTGATGAATTTCAGCCGAGCGGCGATGAATTCGAATTCGAAGTGATCCCGCAAGCTCCCCGGTTTACAGTGGTCGACGTGACGAATTTCTAGAACGTGCATGAGCGAAAAATGGATGAAAGGGAAATGAAGATGAAAACGACAATCGCAATTCTCGCGGCGATCGTCCTGTCCGCTTGCGCAGGAACGCCGAAAAATTCCGCGTCACTCGACGACGCGGGCGGCATCGTTCGCGAAGGAAAGGCGCGCTTTCAGGACGGCTGGCGCACGCTGCGGCGCGACGGAACCAAAGAGCATACAACCCAAACGCTTCCCGATATCGGCGAAACACTTTAGCGCGTCATCAAACCAAATCCGAAAGGGGACTTACCAATGCCGAGCTATCCCACCGAAATCTGGCCGACAGCGAACGGCGCGGCGAGCTACGGACTTCCGACGCGCCCGTCTTCGATCCCCGAAGCCGAGTGGACGGCGCTTGGCGAAAAGCTTTTCGCTTCGCAGCTTCGTCCGTCGCCGGTCGACAAGATCGTCGGCGCTTTCGAAGTTCTGCGGACTATCGTCCCGCACCTCGATCAAGAGGGGCTTAACGTGCTGGCGTCGTGCGCGGAGCAAATCACCGTGAATAGCTGGCATGGCAAAGCGATCGAAGCCCTTGCCGTTCGCGATGAGGCAATCGCCCTTCTGGCCTAAACCCCTGCGATCCGTGGACTAAAAAACGCTCTATCGGCATGGCGAAACACCTTACAGGTTTCGACATGCCGATGCCAAACATCCTGTCAGCTAGCGCACAATTCGCAACCCGCTCGACGGTCGGGAACGCGCGCGCGGCGAAACAAGACGTCGCCTTTAACGCGCGACGCATGGCCGAACTAATCGGCCTTCGCGCGGGCGATCCGCGCCCGCTCACGAAATCCGACTTCATCCGCGTTGCCGAACGCTATGACGTCGAGCCTTGGAAAATTCATGGCGTTATCGATCAAGAGGTTCCGAACGGAACCGGCTTCGACAACGAAGGCCGAATGATCGCCGTCCCTGAATTGCATCAATGGTCGAAGCGAACGGCGTTCGCCTACGCCAAAAAGTTTCCCGAACTTCATCAGGACAAATTTATTCAACCGAGCCGCGTACCGAAGGGGCATCCGTACAGGCTGGGAAATCTGGATCGATGGGACGTCATCGCGCGCATGGCCGCGATCGACTTCGATCGCGCGCTAGAAAGTTGTTCCTTCGGCGCGTTTCAATTCATGGGCTTCAACTGGAAAAAACTTTCGGGGCCTTCATACGAAAACGCGTTTGAAGTTGTGCGCTATCTTTACACGGGACACCGCGCGCAACTCGACGTCATCGTTCGCCTATGGATTGCCGATGGCGGCTTCGAGCCGTTGCGCAAGGGCGATTGGGTTTCGTTTGCCAAGGTTCAGAATGGACCGGCTCGCGCGGTCGCTTATGCTGGCGAGGTTCGGGAGAAAGCCGAAAATCGAAGGAGCGTTTACGCATGATTTCGAAGCTTGGAATTGTCGCGACAGTGACGGCGGTCGCCGCCTCTTTCACGATCGGCCTGTCGATCGGCTGGAAGTTTCTTGGATGGCCGCAGGGTTTCGCAGCCGGGCAGGAAGCCTTGAAGGCGCATTACGAAGCCTTGCACAAGGTCGCCGTGTCGACGATGCGAGACAAGCAACAGTGCGCGCAACAGGTCGACAAAGTGAACGACGAAGTCGTGAGGCAGCGCGAGGAAAATCGGATCATTCTTGTCGAAGATCGCGCGGCGACAAAAGTCGCGATTGAGAAATTCGAGAAGGCAGCGGAGCGCGCGGCGCAGAATGCGCAAACGACACAAATCAACATTTCGGAGGCTCGAAGTGAACTGGTCAAAATCAAAGATGCTTGCCTTAACGCTGGCGTCCCTTCCGATTATTTCAGCTTGCTCAACCGCGCCTTGGGAGCCGACGCCGCTCCCGCCCCTGCCGATAGTGGCGCAATGCCCGGAAGCGCGCCCGATAGTGGATCGCAGCTTCAAGGTTCAGCCCCCGCTCTGCGTTAAGGCGCGGCAAGTTTTCCGTTTCACATGCACGCCCGACCCGGCGCGCGCGGGATACTGCAAACAAACTTACGCGGACTTGGGTTTGTCGTCCGTCGAGAAAATCGCCGACGATCGGACTTGTCTAAAGCTACTCGACGAATGGATCGCGGGCGAGCGCGCCGCGCGCGAATAGGCAAGGGGCAACGATGGACACGACAAACATGCTAGCCGACGCGGCGGCGCGCAAGGCAGCGGAGCGCGCGCAAGCGGCGACGTTCCCCGCCAAGGTCAAACGCTTTTTCAACGACTGCGGA